GAGTTGTTTGAGTACTCTCATGAAAGACTTGATACTGGTGTTGCTGCAATCGACAATATTGAAACTGCGCAGTCTGGCGATGTACTTGCTTTTCAGGTTACTGATGAAGCAGGCAATGTATTCAATATGGAAGACGGTTCTGGTATCGTTCAAGAAAACTATCGTATTGAAGATACTGACGATTCTGCAAACAATGAGTTCTATACATCTCAAACAACCGACCTTACAGACGGCAGTGATAACAACTTCATAGATTGGACGGAAAGTAATCCGTTTGGAGAATTATAATGGCAGACTTTTTCTATAATGCAACAATGCGTAGATACATCATTATGTTTGGGCGTATGTTCAATGACATCGATGTAGTGCGATACAGTTCATCTAATGTGCCTGTTCAGCAGATACGTGTTCCTATTGCGTATGGTCCAAGAGAAAAGTTTCTTGCTAGACTAAATCAAGATCCAAGTTTAAATAAAACAACTGCGATACAGTTGCCACGTTTATCATTTGAGTTGACTGATATGGTGTATGCACCAGAACGTGGATTGAACAAGATGAACAAAAGTTCTAGTGCTACTAGATACGCAAATAGTGTAGCAACGCAATACACACCTATTCCATACAACTTCAATATGTCATTGTATGGAATGTTCGCTAATAACGAAGATGCGGTTCAAGTTGTAGAGCAAATCGCTCCATACTTTAGACCAGAGTGGACTATGAGTATGCGATTATCTAATAGTGTGCCTGACTATTATGATGTGCCCACTGTATTGAATAGTTTAGGAATTGAAGATACATACGAAGCAGATTTTCAAACTCGAAGAGCAATCTTATACACTTGGTCATTCACAGTCAAAGGATACTTGTTTGGTCCAACTAAAAACAAAGGTGTTATTAAACGAACAGTTCTTGATTTGACTGCTAATAAAACTACAGACCCAATTGGTACAGAAGTTGGACCAAATAAGAAAATCATATTGACACCTGGATTACTGGCGAATGGTTCACCAACTTCAAACTCATCTGCTAGTGTAGCAGCAAGTGCTATTACCGCAAACACTAATTATGGAATTGCGTTTGACTCTTTTGATTATTTTGATGGAATAGATAGGCATGACCACTGATGAAAAACTTAAAAGATAATATGAATGAGATCCTCGGAATAGAAGGGGATCTGATAGTTGATGAAAAAAGACCTGTTGTAATACCTAAATCTGTTGATAAGAAACAAGATATCCAATCAGATTATGAGTATGCTCGGAGTAATCTATATGGTGTAATTGAAACCAGTTCTGAAGCACTCAGTCAACTTGTAGAACTAGCAAAGGCGAGTGAACATCCACGTGCTTTTGAGGTTGTTGGTCAATTAACTAAAACTCTAGTAGATGCAAACAAAGACTTGCTTGAAATACAGAAGAAAGTGAAAGCACTACAAGCGGAAGATGAACAAGTAGATGACTCTGGTAAAAATGTTACTAACAATAACTTATATGTCGGATCAACTAGTGACTTATTGAAAATGATAAAAGATGAAGATAGATCCGATTGAAAAAGGTTATCTCGGTAATGTAAATCTAAAGCGCAAAAACGTTTCAGTAAACTGGGATAAGAAAAAACTTAAAGAGTTTGTCAAGTGCGCAGAAGATCCAATATACTTTTCTGAACAGTATATCAATATCGTCCATGTTGATCATGGTCTTATTCCGATAGAACTCTACGAATATCAAAAAGAGATCATACAAAAGATAACTGATAACAGACGTGTAACAGTTGTCACATCAAGACAAGCAGGCAAAACTACAACTGCGGTGGCAGTTATCCTACACTACATTCTATTCAATGGTCACAAAACAGTTGGTCTGTTGGCAAACAAAGGTGATGCGGCAAGAGAGATTTTGGATCGTATCAAGATCGCATACGAAGCACTACCTAAGTGGATACAACAAGGTGTAATAGAATGGAACAAAGGTTCGGTTGAGTTTGAGAACGGATGTAAGATTATCGCTGCTGCAACTTCTTCAAGTGCAATTCGTGGTAAGTCTGTTTCGTTTCTATACATCGATGAGGCAGCATTCGTTGAAAACTGGGATGAGTTTTTTGCTTCCGTTTTCCCTACGATCTCCTCTGGTACAACAACAAAGATTCTACTTACTTCTACTCCAAACGGTCTAAACCACTTCTATAAGACCTGTGAAGGAGCGAGAGACGGTTCAAATGGTTACAAGTATGTCATAGTACCTTGGGAACAGATCCCAGGTCGAGACGAAGCGTGGAGACAAGATACGCTTGCTTCTATGGACTTTGATACACAAAAGTTTGCTCAAGAGTTTCAGTGCGAGTTCTTAGGTTCATCAGGTACATTGGTTGATGGTAGCAAGTTGAAGTCATTAGTTGGAAGACAACCGATCACTGAGACCAATGGCATAAAGATGTATCAGGAACCATCAGAAGAAAAATCATATATTTGCATTGCTGATGTTTCTCGTGGTAAGGGTTTAGACTACTCTGCGTTTCATATTGTTGATGTTTCAAAAATGCCATATCAACAGGTGTGCACTTTCAAAGATAATATGATAACACCTGTCGAATATACTGAGATTATACATAGAGTTTGTATGATGTATAATGAGGCAACAGTGTTAGTAGAAATAAACGACATTGGTGAACAGATCCCCTCATTATTGCTGTATGATTATGATTATGAAAATATATTGTACACCGAATCCGCAGGTCGTGCAGGCAAAAGAATATCTGGTGGATTTGGTAAAAAGGGATCGTCAATAGATAAAGGAATTCGAACAACCAAACAAGTCAAATCTGTTGGGTGTTCAATATTAAAGTTATTGATCGAGCAAGATCAACTGATAATCAATGACTTTGATACTATATCAGAACTGTCAACATTTTCTAAGAAAGGTGTTTCATATGAAGCAGAATCTGGGAAGCATGATGACTTGGTGATGGGACTAGTATTATTTGCTTGGTTGTCTGGGCAAGATTTTTTCAAGTTGTATACAGACAACAACACAATGGCAACACTGAGAGATAAAACACAAGAACAATTGCTAGATGAGTTGACACCATTCGGAATTATTAATGACGGGATAGACGAAACAGAAAATCTTTTTGCGGATGACGCAGAATTTATGGGTGGTGAGGTGGTCAATCCAAGCGATAAATCGTGGTTTTAATATATTATAAATAATAAACTATAAGAAAACAATTCAAGTTGTTAACATTACTATTTTATAAATAATGTTGTAAATTGAAACACTTGACTCTTTACATCGAAGGAGATAAACCATGCCTTTCCAAGTTAGTCCGGGCGTTAATGTAAGCGAGATAGATCTTACAACGGTTGTCCCTGCAGTAAGCACAACACAAGGTGCGATAGCAGGGCATTTTCGTTGGGGACCAGTCGATCAGATTCAGTTAATTGATTCTGAAGACACACTCGTAAATACATATAATAAGCCAAACTCGAACACTGCATCTGATTTTTTCACGGCAGCAAACTTCCTTGCCTATGGCAATGCGTTGAATGTTAATCGTGTTATTAGTGGTGCAAACAATGCTACTGCTGGTACAGTCGGTGCATTAATTAAGAACGAAGATCATTACGACGAAACATATACTACTGTAACCACACACGGAACTGTTGTTGCTAAATGGGCAGGTGAGTTAGGAAACTCGTTAAAAGTTTCTGCTTGTCTAAACGCTAATGCTTGGCAATCAGTTGTTGGTGACAGATATAATGCTACTCGTAACAGTACAACAGTTACACTGGCAGGTGCAGCAGCAGGTGCTACTGCAAACGCTGAAGCAAAATTTGCTGTTGGTGACATTCTTTTACTTGGTCCAGCAAAAGATCAAAGAAAAGTTTCGGCACTATCAGGAAACACAATTACATTGTCTACTGCATATCAAGGCAATACAATAGCAAACTATACAACTGACATCACTCGTCGTTGGGAATACTTCAACAACTTTAGTGAAGCACCAACAACTACTGCATATGCAAATACTGTAGGTGCGCAAGGTGATGCTTTGCATTACGCTATTGTTGACGAAGACGGACAGTTTACTGGTACTCAAGGTGCTGTTTTAGAAGCGTTTGAAAATGTTTCCCAAGCATCCGATGCTAAGTCAGACGACGGAACAAACCTTTACTACAAAGATGTTCTAAACAATCAGTCAGCATATATTTGGTGGACAGCGCATAACAGCACTGCAACTAATGCTGGTAAACGTGCAGATTTAGGAACAAACTATCCATCGAGTGATTTACCTCTAACAGCAAGTCTTGCTTTCGGTAAAGACGGTGCTGCACCTACTGCTGCACAGAAAATCAACGGTTGGAATGTATTCACTGATTCCGAAACTGTAGATATTTCTCTATGTTTAGGTGCTGCTGCTGATCAAACACTTGCTACACACATCATTCAAAATATCGCTGATGCTAGAAAAGATTGTGTTGCTGTAGTTTCACCAGAACGTGCTGATGTTGTAGGTAATAATTCTACACCACAAGCATCGAGAGACGCAGTTATTGCTTATCGTGACCTTTTACCAAGTTCATCATATGCAGTTATGGATTCAGGTTGGAAGTATCAGTACGACAAGTACAATGATATCTACCGATATGTTCCACTAAATGGTGACACCGCTGGTCTAATGGTTCAAACTGATCTAACACGTGACCCATGGTATTCACCTGCAGGTTTCAATCGTGGTTCAGTTAGAAGCGTTATTAAACTTGCATTCAATCCATCTAAGACTGATCGCGATGAGTTGTATAAAAAAGGTATCAACCCAGTGGTAACATTCCCAGGACAGGGAACGATACTATTCGGTGATAAGACTATGCTCAGTAGACCTTCTGCTTTTGATCGTATCAATGTTCGAAGACTGTTCATTGTACTTGAGAAGGCAATTAGTACTGCTGCTAAGTTCACGCTATTTGAATTCAATGATGAGTTCACTCGTGCGCAATTTAGAAATCTAGTGGAACCATTCCTCCGTGATGTTCAGGGAAGACGTGGTATCACCGACTTCAAGGTTGTGTGTGATGCAACAAATAATACAGGTGAAGTTGTTGATAGAAACGAGTTTGTTGGTGACATTTATGTCAAACCAAACCGATCAATTAACTTTATCCAGTTGAATTTCGTTGCCGTTCGCAGTGGCGTTGAGTTCTCTGAAATAGTTGGTCAAAACGGCTAAATAAAGAAAAGGAGAACATAAATGGCATTTAATGTAAACGATTTCAAAGGTGCACTAGTTGGTGGTGGTGCTCGTAGTTCGCTCTTTTATGTCGAACTAACGACACCATTCGCCCAAACCTTACCGACCTCTCGTTTTATGGTAAAAGCAGCACAAATTCCTGCTGCAACACTGGGTCAGATCGATGTACCATACTTTGGTCGCCAGATTAAAGTTGCAGGTAACAGAACTTTTGCTGACTGGACACCTACTATCATCAATGATGAGAGTTTTGAAATTCGTACTGCTATGGAAAATTGGTCATCGCGTATCAATGCTTACATCGGCAATACGAATACAACTGGCAGCGGTAATCCAGAAAACTACAAGTCTGATGCAACAGTTATTCAGTTCAGTCAAACTGGTAATGCAATCAAGTCTTATAAGTTTGTTGGATTGTTTCCAACTGAGGTCTCAACTATAGATCTTTCTTGGGATGCAGAAGGTGTTCAGGAATTTACGACAACATTCGCGTATGATTATTGGGAGACAGATTCTGTATCCTCATCATTCACACAAAGAATTGAAAATTTCGTATCTTCTGAAGTACAAACTGCTATCAACCGTGGTATTGCTGGCGTAACACTCGGTCAGTAAGAAAGATAAAAGTGATTCGTTTAGGGTGGTATAAATACATCTATATCACCCTAAACTCTTTGACATAGGATAATAAAAATGGCTCAACTCTTTGGGTTCACAATTGGTAAAGCAAAAGAAGAAGAACAGAAATCTACTGTTCAGTCTTTCGCGCCCCCACCTGCTGAAGATGGCGTTCTTAACGTCAGCGACGGCGGTTTCTATGGTACTTCCATAGATCAAGATGGTGATGCTAAAAACGAAACTGCTCTTGTAACTAGATATCGCACTATGGCGCAACAACCAGAGTGTGAACGTGCTATTGATGACGTTATCAACGAGGCAATAGTTTTCGATTCAGATGAACCGCCTGTTAGTATTGTTCTGGATAATGTAGAAATGCCAGAGCAGATACGAGATGCGATTCGTGAAGAATTTGATCAAATGATCGGGATGTTACATTTCAAAACTAAAGCATACGATATATTCCGTAATTGGTATGTTGATGGTAGACTATACTATCATTTGATGGTTGATACCGCTAATCCTAGAACTGGGATTCAAGAGATAAGATTTATTGATCCACGAAAGATCAAAAAGGTTAGAAGTGAGAAGAAAAGATCTCAATCAAACGTACAACCAAATGGACAGTTCATACCAAAAGAATATAATGAGTATTTCATCTATTCAGAAAAGGGTGTATCGGCAGGTAATCAAGGTGTAAAGATAGCACCAGACTCTGTTGCCTACTGTCACTCAGGTATTCTAGACGAGAACAACAAGATGGTAAGATCGCATCTACACAAAGCGATTAAACCTATGAATCAGTTGCGTATGCTCGAAGATGCTACAGTTATCTATCGACTAGCACGTGCACCTGAACGAAGAATATTCTACATCGATGTCGGTAACTTGCCAAAGGCAAAAGCGGAACAATACTTGCGCGACATGATGGCAAAACATAAGAACAAACTTGTGTACGATGCATCTACTGGAGATGTAAAAGACGATCGCAAGTTTATGACGATGCTTGAGGACTACTGGTTACCAAGACGTGAGGGTGGTCGTTCAACAGAGATTACTACACTTCCAGCTGGTCAGAACTTAGGTGAGTTGGATGATGTTCAGTATTTCCGTCGCAAGTTATACGAAGCATTGAATGTGCCAACTGCTAGATTAGAGTCTGACGCATCATTTAACTTAGGTCGTGCTTCTGAAATTACTCGTGATGAGTTGAAATTTTCAAAGTTTATAACAAGACTAAGAATTAGATTTACCGATCTATTCAATACCATTCTTGAGAAACAGTTACTTTTGAAGGGAATTATTACAAAGGTAGAATGGAAAGAAATTAAGAATCAACTAAGTTACAATTTTCAACAAGACAATCATTTCACAGAACTAAAGTCTGCTGAGATAATGCGAGAGCGTTTAGGATTGTTGAGTGAAATAGATGCTTATGTTGGTAAATACTATTCAGTCGAGTGGGTTCGTAAGAATGTCTTACAACAGACCGAAGAAGAAATAGAAGAAGTCGATCTTCAAATAGAATCAGAGAAAGAAACTGGTGAGGGTGAAGATGATGACGAATTCGTATAAATATAAATATATTAGGGAGCAAATATGAGCGAATATAGTATGAAAGACGCCATCAAGATGGCAGCAGACGGTAATGCATCTGATTTTAAGGATGCTGTCGGGTCGATGCTCATGAATAAAATACAAGATGCAGTAGGAATGAAGAAGGCAGAAGTTGCTGCATCATTTATGTCTGAACCTGAAGTTGAGGTTGAAGCGCAATCAGAGGAAGAAGAAAATGTCGATTAAAACTTTTAAAGAATTCGTTACAGAAGATTCACCTGCTAGCGATTACGTTGCACCAGAACAATCAGGCGACGAAACAAAAGAATTAAAGCCACAATCAAAAGGCGAACAACAGTTTAAGGATATTCATAAAGTAGAAGTTGCAAGACATCCTGTTGCTGGCGATCATATGTTTAATGGATCAAGGGAAGAGGTTTTAAAATGATGAAATCATTCTCAGAGTTTATGTCGGAGGGCAAAGCAGATCAAGCACTTGCCGCATATGCCAAAAAAAGTGGTGGTATAGATAAAGACGATATGCTCGCTGTAGCAGATATGATGAAAAGTAATCCTGACCCAAAAGACCTTGCTATGATGATCAAAGCAATGGATTCAGATCCTCGTGATGGCGTTCTTCAAATAATTCAAAAGAATGATAAGAAGTTATACAATACTCTTATCAAGAACATGAGGTAATAAAATGGCACTCAAGGCATTAGCAAATACAATAGCAACCAACTCAGCGACCAATGTATACTTGGCTACTGCTGTTCACCTATCAAACGATGGCACAGCAAGAACTGTTGCTATCGCTAATACTGCTGCACCAACCGCAGAAGGAGCAAATGGTGATTACATAGGCGGTACAGTCTCAATAAGAATACCTGCCAATGGGCAATTAGTAATACGCAAGAGACCAAACGATACGGTAACTGGTGCTGCAGGATGCTTTGCCACTAAGGTTGCGGAGGGGTCTGAGTTATGAAACTAATCAC